GCTCACATCAAGCAGTTTGATGATTGCATTCCAAGTAGGGTTGTCTTTTTCAAAACTGAACCCGTGGACGATTTCATTGGGCAACTTCATAAGATTCCTCCTTCTTGCTCAGGGGCTTGGGCTTCCTGCTGTTTCTGCATTTCATTAGCCTCATCAATCTGCCCTTGCATAGCATTCCCAGCCTGTTCAGCAATAGGAGTGACTCCAGTTCTTCCAATCTGAGCGTTCTGTCGTTGCATAACGGACATCTGGAGGTTCTTGATAAAGTTCTCCATAAGAGCACGGAAGTGAGGGTCGCTCTGCATCTGTTGCTGTGCCTTAGGATTCTTGCTGAGGATATCCTGAAGATACTGCATCTTTGTTTCAGCGGACGGGTCGTTCTCGACATAGTTCGCTTCGTTGCCAAGCATCATAAGACCAATATCAGACTGAATCTCCTTGTAAAGAAGTTGAGACGCAGTGTTCGTGTTGATGATGAGGTCTTTAGCCTTGTCAGGGTCGATAGCCTCAACAGCCGCCTTGACGAGTTTAGCCTTGTCAATCACGCCAGTGCTATCAATCGGAAGCACGAACTGAGCAATAGCCTTGAGTTTTTCGATTACGAACTCCGTGTCGATTTCCCTGACATCGTATTTGATTTGGAAATCAAAGTTGTTGCTGATGCTAGAAGCGTTCTGAGGAAGTGAGCGTCCAGTAATCTGTTCGATTTCCGCCGCTTCCATATATTGAAGCATAAGCGAGAATGTCATAGAAAAAGCCTCACTCCACACATCCAGCCAATTGTTCACCACGAACTGCTGTGTTGTTTGAGTCTTGGCAGGAAGGATGTTCGGATGATAAAGACCGAAGTACGCAGAATGCTCCATTTCAACTCTGTCGATTAAGTTGAAAGCGGTGGCGTTGTTTCCGCCAATAGGAGTGGGCATAAACCTGTAGTCATCAGGCGTAGTCACGGGCAACTGCATCCCCGGAGAAATCTTATTGATATTATGCTGACGCTTCTTGACCATAATCGGAGGAAGAGTCGTGATTGCCGTTTGGTCACGAATAGCGTCTCTCTGAGCCTTGATTTCCTCTTGGTCTGTCATCGCAATCTCAGGAACACCCCTAGTCTCATAGATAGGTCTTCTGATTCTCTCTCTTCTGTAGACTACGAAAGGATACTTGTTGTGTGCGTATCCCAGAATCTCGTGCGAAGCGAAAACTTCAGAGCCAGACTGAGGGCAGAAGATAGTCTGGTAGATAGCCTGAACATTGTCCTCGTTGATGCTTCTGCTGTATGCGTAAACCAGTTCAATCAGGTTGTCGTTTCTGCTGACCTGATAGTTAATCAGGGCGGCGGCAGGAAGCAGGTTGGGGTCATTGAACTGCGACTGCATTCCAGCGGTGTTGACAGCCTGTTCAACGAACTCAGCGGACCAGTCGTATTGAGCCGCCATAGAGCGTAACTCAACTTCCGTAACGAAAGTCCTTCTGAAAATCACTCTAGCCTTCTGAATGTCGATTGTCTCAGGAGGGAACGAAATCTCATCATACGGCTTAAGGGCAACGATAGACGGAATGTTCTTTGAAATGAAAACTTCAGGAATCAGGGCGAACCCCTTTGTCCTTAAGTCCCTGACAGCCTTCTTGACATCACGCTCCTTGAGCGTTGGCATATACTGCATAATCAGGGATGCGGCATAATCTTCCTGTTCTGGATTAAGGATAGCCTCAGGCAAGTCCTTCAGCGGTGATTCAGGGTTGTTCTGCATTCCGATAGCAACAGCCTGAGCAATCTCTTCGATGGACAGTTTCTGATGCCTGATGGCAGTTTCTTGCTCCCAAGTCACATTGAGAGCCGTCCATCCGTACTGCATTCCGTATTGTGCTAAGAGTTCCGCTTCTTTTCTGATTTCGGAACGCAACTTGGACTCAAGCAACCAAGACATAAGGACATTAGCCGTTGCGGATGTCTCAAAGTCGTTGTATTCAGTCCCTTTGACCTTAACTTGGCTTCTATCAAAGGTTGTCATCAGAAGAGCGACCAACTCATTGATTGTTCTGTCAATGATTCTGCATCTTACATCTGACGCACCCTCCCAAGGAAAGGCAGGGTCACCTTCTGGTCTGTTTTCACTGTGTTTCTTGCCGTCATCAGTCTGACCAGCCCATCTTGACAGACGGATGTCATCGTTCTCTGCGATATTGGCAGTATTTCCGCCGTTCTGCGTGGAACGGAGGTATTCTTGGTAAAGATACGGAATATCAGGCGTATCTGTGGCAAAAACTAACTTGTCTGTGTTGATTTTATAATTTTTCATTGAAAATTTTGATTAAATCGTCTCTGTAATACCTTTTGTGATTTCCTTTGGTGAGAAAAACCCTTATTAAACCACATTGTGCCAACTTTTCAAGTTTCTTTCTAGTAAAGCCTGAAATTAGCATCGCTTTCTTGCGACTTAGAAGTGTCGGGAAGTAAATTTCCATCAATAACTTCCTCCACCCACCCCACGAAGGGTGTTGTCTGAGACATAAACGGGGTTCATCACCATCAAATAACGCAGACAGTCGATTGGGTCTTTGGTAGCACCCTTGTCCCCATCCTGACCAGTCCATTCTTTGACGCAGTAAATTAGGTTTTGACATTTTTCTGATATGTAAAGTTTAGGTTTGTTGATAGGAGTCATATCTTGACTCATATCATAAGAGAATCCATCATTAATCATAGCCACACCTTGTTCAATCCTGATACCTGCGGCTGGCGTAAAATGCATAGGCTGTTCTCCATCATCAAGCATATCAATCAAAGTGACCCCTCCGTCATCTGTAACTGCCTTTGTGCCGCCAGCACGGGGGTCAATGTAGCGTTCAAAAATTTCTTCGCCATCTTCTAGGTCAAGAATCAGTTGTTTGTAGTCAGCAAGGCTTCTTCCTGCACCATTTCTCTGTGCAGTACCCGCTTTTCCGTCTGGCTCTGACGCTGGCAACGCCCATTCGCCTTCCGACTCGTCAGGAAACTCCCTGTAGACATAGATTTCGCCGTTTTCGCAAACCCTAGCCCAAATCATAAACCAGTTTCTAGCACCAGCAGGGTCACATACCATATAGTTCGTGCCTTCTTTCGGCACAACCTCGTCTTTTACGATGTTTATTTCAGGATTGAACCTAGGGAATTGGTTTCCGCTGATGTTGTCAGCCCACCCGTAGGCACGAATCTTAATTTCGTATGATTTTTTGCCAGCAAGAGTCTTCTTCAGTTGCTCAAAAGGGTTGTACGGGTTCAGTTCACTGTGAAACCATATGACTGACGCAGGTCTGATGTACGACCTAGCGATGTATGGCATCGTCCCCTTGCCACAGCCGTTCACATTGACAGTATCAGGGAGAAGTGGGCTGGGTCTGGTCTTCTCAATCTTAGCACCAGACACATACTCCTTTACTACTGGACTGTAACCCGTGATTGGAGTGAAGGTCACGATAAGTTTTCCGCTTCTCGTCACGATGCGGTATCTGAGCGTCTCAATCCAATCCAAAGGCACAAGTTCATCACACCAGATTAGGTCAACTTCACCGCCCTCAATGACATCACGCTTCTGGGCGTAGTTCATAAAGAAGCATTGGCTTCTGTTCGGCAGGATGAATGTGTTGTCGCTGAATCCGTTCTTCTGCGTGTACTGAACATTCTGAATCTTGTTCTTTTTCAAGTCCTTGAACTCAGAAGGCAGGTACTTGTATATCACATTCTGTTGCATCTGGATGCTGGACTGGTTCGTGGTGTGCAGACACCACACCCTTGCGTCCTTCAGGTTGACCAGCGTCTGAACAACACGCTTCGCCGCCCATTCCGTCTTTGACGCTCTGTTTCCGCCAAGAACAAGAATCTCGTTGTTGTCCTTGAGGAGATTGTCAGCGTCCTTCCAATGCGGCAGGTCGAACCCGTGCCTGTATGGGTCGAGTTTTTCGGCAAGAATCTTGTCCTCACGCAGAGAGAGAATCTCCGCAACCTTCTCAGGTCCGTGCTTCTCAGCCAGAATGCGGATTTCGTCCGCAGTAGGCATAACAAGCACTGGATGAGGAGTCAGGTTCATCTAGCCGAAGGCTTAGGTCCGACTTGAATCGCCTCTCTTACCCTTTTCAGTTCTGGTTCTGCGAGAAGAGCGTCAAGTTGAGCATCATACTGCCTAGGCGTGATTTTTCCAGACATCAAATTCCTGTCATATTCGTCCATCCCAGACACGATTTTTGCAAATGAAGAAATATCCCATTGAAGTTTTCTCTCATTCACAAGACTTCTTCTAGAAAGTTTGTCTTCTCCGGGGTTTATTACTTTCCCAATGGTGCTGAAGTCATTAACACCTTTAGGATTATATGTTTTACGCTCCTGCTCTCTTCTCAGCCATTCAGCGGACACAGCCGCACCAATTCTAGGATTCAGCATAAGGTCTGGATTGTTCACGATGTCATATCCAGTCCTCCTAGCCATATCTTCATAGTTTTTTCTACCAGTAAGATGGACAAAGCCCCTGCCTCTGAATCTGAACCCGTCTCCGCTTTTTTCATCCCCGTTGCCCAATGTCCCAGCGTATCTTATGTTGAACAACTTCTCTTCGTCTTTTCCAGTAATCTGCACATTCACTTTGACAACATTTCCTTTCTTGTCCCTCACAACCTTTCCGTTTTTATCAATTTTCGGAACAGCCTTCCATCTTCTTTCAGCCTTGGTGGGGTCACCAAATGTTTCGTGGTGGAAGTTTTCCGCATACGCCTGCATCTGGTAATCAGGAACACCCATCTGCTTGAGATGAGGGTACATATACTTCATCCATCCGAAGGTCTGCATAAACTTCTCTTCCTTCGTTAAGATTTTCTTAGGTTCAGCCATATTAAATTGGGATTTTAAAAAAATTTTTTTATCAGTATTTGCCCACGAATCTCGGATGCTTCGCCACAACCCACTTCGCTCCGTCCCACTTGACGCTGACGGGCATACCGATGCCGAACTTGGCGGAGTCACGGCACAGGACATTGTGGGTCTTTCCGTCAATGAGCACTGAAATGATGCGTGGGTTCTTGAACTTAGCCGCCACAGTTCCTTCTGCGTTGCTGGGGGCTTCGGCAATCTTGACAGGCTCTGCGGGGGCTTCTGGCGTGGCGTGTTTGGCGGAGAGCCTGTCAGTGAGGGCGGTCACGCCCTGCTCCGTCCAAGAGACTTCCCAGAGGTGCTCTGGTCTGTTGGACTTGATTCGTGAGTAATGGACACCTTCCTGCATCTCGTTGCGGATGGCTTTCATCTCCTTTCGGGAGAATCCAAGCCTGAAGCAGAGTTCCTTTTCTGAATACATACCTGATTGATGCTTCGGTATTCGACCGATGTCAAGCGTTATGTAAATTGGGTGCGGAAGGCGGGACTTGAACCCGCAAGCCGTTAGGCAACAGATTTTAAGTCTGTCGTGTGTTCCGATTCCACCACTTCCGCATATGGGGGTGCTGGGATTTGAACCCAGAACCAACCGCTTAAAAGGCGGCTACTCTGACCATTGAGTTACACCCCCGTAAAGCACTCTGACAGGGAGTCGAACCCCGACTAAGAGAACCAAAACCTCCTGTGCTACCATTACACCATCAGAGCAAACCGACCCGCTTGGAATCGAACCAAGATAACCCGCTTAGAAGGCGGGTGTTCTATCCGTTGAACTACGGGTCGAAAGAGAAGCCCCGTGTAGGGATTGAACCTACGACCTACTGTTTACAAAACAGTCGCACTACCACTG